AGCGTCGAGGCACCAGGACCCCAATCAGCCAACTCCAGTATACTCTCAATGACGGACAGAGTTGATACGTCAGGCAAGAGCTTAGAAATTTTACGAATGACTGCGTCATGCAGCCAAACGACGGGTCCTTTATAAAGAGGATCCCGTTCTAAGTTTCTAAACCTGCTGTTCGTCGACCTACAGAGATCTTCAAATTTCATGAATTTCTCGATCGCAGCCTTGCCCTTGTCTAGTCCGAGAGTTAAACCCTCGAACTTCGATAGGAACTTGGTAGCGGCGTAGGCGTCACCGACTGCTTCCAACCCGTCGTAATTTAACGGATTGAACTCTAACTCCGTCAGCTGGGCGTGTTCTCCAGAAGAGAACATTAGCCAAACTGCAAGAGCTCTAGGACAGTCGAGCGACTCAAGATACAACTGGATTGCTGAGGCAGTAAGCTTCTCAGGCTGTACACGTTGATGGTCCTCGAGGATAACCCTCTTGGAACCACGCTTTGCAAAAGACATGGTGATCTCCGAGTGTGAGAATAAAGATTAACCGTGGTATTAATACGGCTCGTCAAAGTTCTCGATCGCAGCACGCAACGGTGACCCAGTAGCATCAGTGGGCACATCGTCACTCGCGTTGATCGTCGTCAAGAACGTAGACAGCACATAGCTGAACAATGCTTGTCGTTCAGCCAGCGCCGAGCGTTCTGGCAACAGCCACTCGCCGATAAAGGCACAGGAGTAGGCCCTGGTAGGTGCCGGAGTGTAACCCGACGCCGCAGGACTCACCTGTTCCAAAGTCGGAACATCAATCTTTTGCGTGACCTTGTAGAGACGGCTCGCTTTTGAAGGCGGACGTACCGACAAAGTCATGCTTGGATAACCGACCGCAACACCACCGGACCGGTCAACCCAACGTTTAAGCCCATTAGGCGTCCTGCCTTCGGGATCGAACGTTTTGTCGTAGCCAACAGTGGCACTCGTGGTTCTCATAAGAGTGCCCATGATGCTACTAAACTTTATGGGAGCAATAGCTGCCATAATTACAACTCCTCAAGGAGATAAACTGGTAGGCACAAGTTACTTTCGGAGAGCGACTCGTAAGAGCGCAAGGGCATTCAGAGCATGCACCATACTGAACGGGTTCTTGATTGAAGGAAGTCTATTCCGGGGAAAAGTAGTTAACTTCACCCTGTTCAAGATGATCCTCCTTTCTCGATACGTTCCGTGGAAGTGCTTGATGTTTGCTTTATTGCTAACTCCGTCCCAGCCATCGAAAGCAATTACCAGTGATGCGTGTTGTTTCGTAAAGTTAGTTTGGAAGCCATCCACAAACACCAAACCATCGAAGTTCGTAAGAGCTTCTAGGTAGGGGCCAATGGGCAACAACCAATCTAACACAAAACTCCACGGGAGAAGTTCCCAACCAAGTGCAATTGGGTTTGTAAAACCAAGCTGGTTCATGAACACCTTCAACTTATCGTCAACTTTCCACCGAATCCCGATCGTGCACCGACTATGGGTATAGATTTCTCTTGTACCTACAGGCGGGACGGTCGAGCCGGTGTAGAGTTTATTGTTGGTAGAAAGAGCCACGTACGCACTTGCCTTCTGGGTGTATAAAGGTAACGTCTGCCCGAAGTATCCGGCAGCCGCCTTCATGGCTTCCTGGATATCCTTAAGGAGAGGTTTCCAACCATACTGCAACTCTAGCCAATTTCTGGCTACAGAATACGATATGGACGGGCCTCCTCTGTCACGATACCTAGGAGTTGTTCCATGAAATAACGTGCTGACTGCTTTTGGAAGGTTACCCTTCCGCAAGTAGCCCAGGGTCTGCGTCATTCTACCGAAGTTTCCTCCAATAAGACGCCGCATCTGCGTGAATTGCGCGATGTCTTGAGCAACATTGCCGCTCA